TGCAGTGCCTTCTCTCCAACGATGATAAAATTAGAGTTCTTGAATGCAGTCAGTAATCGTAGATTAACATCTGTTTTATTAATACTCATCCATATGTCTCCAGTGTTTGTTTAGCATATGTAATTCTAGATCCTAAATGAGCTAAGCTTGCATCTGGTCTTTCATATTTGTCCATAAAAATTTTAGTTGCAGTTGCAATATTATCTGTTGCGATTACTTCATTATATCCGTAAAAACCAGGTCTCTGAGTTTTAAAATCCCAATGGAAAAACTGTAATTGTGTTAATAAAGCCTCTTGATCAGTATCTGAAACTGCTTCCCATCTTAATCTTCTATCATTAGCCCATGCTTCAAGTTCTTGTTTTCTTAGTGCTGCACTTCCTGGATTCCATTGAGCAATGCCATATGAAAGTTCAGGTGGGTCAGCTTCAGCTTTTGGGCTAGGTCCTACATTAGCAACACCTGATTCTTGTAAAAAATTACCTACAATAGCAGCAGCTGTTACAGGTTTGTATCCATTACTTATTAAAAAATTAAATGATTTTTCTGAATTATTGGCTCCTACTAATCCTTTTGTATATGCAATTGCACCTTTATTAGGTATTTCTATACTGGTTTGTGGAATTACGACGTTAGAAGGCACATCTTGTGTATTTACACTAGGAGCATCATTATTTTTACTTACTGCTTGTTCATTGTCTAACGCTTCTATTCTTGGCATAGAACCTAAAATCATAGGTTGTTGTGACATGTCACCGTCAGTAAAAATACCGAAGACCATTGCACCTGGTTTTAAATTTGTATTTCTACCTAATCCACTCACACCATCTTCAGTTGTTGGCACCATTGTAGTGGCCCATGGTAATGAAGCTTCTGGTACATCATTTAAATTATCTCCATGAATACCATAAATTCTTACACGTACACGTCCTAAGTGCAATGGATCTGAAATGCATTCACATATTCCTACGAACCATCTTAAGTTATCACCATAAAAATTATTCATATCTCGAATATCCAGTAGGACTAACAGCTATTGTTTTGTCTGTTGCGTTTGTTAATTTACTACAAGTTAAACCCATACTATATTTATTTTCTTTAAACATATGTTTAGTTTGTAAAACAATATAAGGACCACTAGCTACTTCATCTAATACTCCTACATTATGTTTAGGGAGATTAATTATTATTTGTTCGCCTACGAATACTATATCCTCAAAGTAATTTAAAAGCCCTGGTAAAACAATATTTATTTTTTTCTTTTCTAATGCTGATATTAAAGAATTAGATTTCATTTTATTCATATGCTTTTCTATATCTGCTTCATCATGATATCCGAGTTCATCAGCAGTTGTATAATTAACTAATTTAAAAATTACGTTAGGATTATACTCATTTAGTTTTTTATCATTGAATGTAAAATCTTTATTAAAAATAGAATTTTCTTTTGCATCTAAGACTTCTGTAATATTAAATCGATTATTTATATTCTTTTGATTAGTACTTAGATTCAATGTATTATACTGATTTTGTACCGCTCCTTGTAGTAATAACTCTACAGTGTCATTAGCACCTAATTCCTCAAAGGCTTCAATATTAGTTAATTGCTTTTCTCTGTTAGGATTAAAATTTTGAGCAGGACTATATGTAAATGGTACATTATTGATTGGTGCTGTTTCTATTATATCAGATAAACTTTTCATTCTAATTTTATCATCATTCAATGATGCGTATACAAAGAATGGATAACCATTTACATCACAAGATCTTTTTCTTATATTGTCTATAATCTCAAAGGGTGATATAAATGGTGAAATATATGAAAACGGAGCTTGAGCACTTTCTTTGCCAATTAAATTCAACTCTTTGTTAAATTGAGTAGAAAGAACGTTTTTTATTATTTCATGAGGTTTGCCGCTATATGTTTTAGAAATTTTATTTAGCGCATTAGCAAAGAAAGATTCTTCTGCAATATAAAAATTATATGCATGTCCAGATTCACCTATCTGAACTTTACCTATAGTTCTTGTAATAATAAAATCTCTTGTAAAATTATATTCAAATTCAGATGATATAATATTTAACTTCAGTCTTTCAGTACCATCCATTTGTAACTCTTGAAAAATACTTTGTGTATCAGCACACAGCATTTGACCTGCAGTGTACGGTACATTAACTGATTCGAATAGAGATAATTCTAAAATAGATAATGATATATCGATTTCTATACCCCTTTCGGGTATACTTAAGATTACATCTCTAAATTCAAATTCACTTGACGATGATACTTGTGACATTATTTTAATGCTTTATTAAATTCTGAATATATTTGATTTACTACGTCTGGTTTGATTATTCTAATTCTACGCCTCTTTTCATTTTCTTCTATAAATCTTTCTGAAAATGTAATTGGCGTAATAAGAGCTGGTGCATCTTGTAATGGATCTATATCTACATAATTGCCGTCTGCATCTTCATAATGATGTACTGCATCATATTGAGGACCAAATCCCTGTACGAATACAGTATCCGGATTTGCAAATCCAAATCCAGCTTCAACAACTTCTGATTTTTGAAATGTAAAATTATTTTCTACGTTAACTATAATTTGTCCGAGGTCAGGATATGTTTGTACTATATCACCGAATGCGCCACTCTTTTTACCAGTAGCACGGTTACCTATTTTAAAATCGCTTTTGAACCAATTGTTAAATGTACGAATGAATTGATGTGGATAGTATTTTTCCATTTGTTCAAAAACTTCTTGTGAGCTTAATGGCCAACCTTCTTCTCTAATATGATCATTAATATAATAGAACATCCAATAATATCTTAAATCACCATATATTTTATATGATAAGATATCGGCTCTTTCTCCATCTAATACAGTATAATCAGCATATATTGTGATATCGTCTTTTACTTGATCTATTATATCAACATATGTACCTAGTTTTTGAAATATTACAGGATTTATTTCATTACCAAATGTATATAGTACGTATGGAAAATTTTGAAAATGTGGCATTAGCTAAAATCCCTCGGCTCTGTATTTCCTACTTTACCTCTTCCGAGGTATTTTCTTTCGGTTCTAATATCTTGTTTATTTAATGGCCTATATTCAATAAACTTTAAATTTAATGTTGCATCGTGAAATTTACCACCTTCATAAAATGACATACTACTTGTATTATATGTAACATCGACTGATTGTAAGTATGCTGGTAAAAACCTTGTTATAATTCTTTTAACATCTACGAATTCATTTTTGCTATTAGGCTTTCGATTATCAGTCAAAAAATAATATGCTCTTATTCTCATTAAATTAGGAAATCTATATGCCATAGATATACCACCAGTTCCAAGTTCTTCTGGTAGCTGTTCGCTTCTAAAAAAGTCTATAATGTTTTCTATTTCAATAGATTCTTTTTCATTAGTTGGAATTAATTGAAAAGAAAAGCTCCATTCTCTTATGTTAACTTGTTTGAATATAGCTCTTGTATTAGGGCTAATTTGTAATCTTGTAGCATTCTGTACTCCGACGCCAGCTTGTGTATTTAATCTGCTTGCTATTTTATTAGCTATTAATGATCCTAATTCTCTAGATGCATTACCACTAACAAAATCCATTACTCCACCTACTGCACCTCTTGCACCAGCAGCTGTTATTCCAGTTAGTGTAGCGTCTCCACCTTGAATAACACTTTGAATAGTACCACCAACTACTCCTAAACTTTCGGGCCCGACAGCAACGTTTTCCATTTGCTGTACGCTCATAGGCATATAGAGATATGCTCTTTGTGTTAGTTCTTCACCAAAATCATCGTTATGTTCTATTGGTTCTATTGTTTTAAGATCTGCTAGCATGCCTTTATCTTTAAACTCTAGAAGACTAGATTCATCGATGTCAGATGATTCCTTATCTTTTTTTCTATCTGGCGCAAAGATATCCATTAGATTTGATATACTTTTTTTGCCTATATTAAATAAACCCAAATCTGTACCAGCAAATTTACTTATTGTTTGTCCGTCTACCTTTATAGGTACAAAACTTAACATTGCCCTATATGGATGATTTGTAGCATCTTCCATACCATCGTAAATTCCCAGAGGATATTGATGAATGTACTTGTTACCTTCGTTAAGCTCTAATCTTAAGACCATTAGTTATATCCTATAAATAAACATTTACACTATTTATAACAATTTTTATGGCTTATTCTGGAAAATTCAAACCTAAAAATCCTAAGAAATACAAAGGTGATTTCACAAAGATTATATTTAGATCTATGTGGGAGAAGTATTGTTTTAAATGGTGTGATGAGAATAGTGATATAAAGGCTTGGTCTAGTGAAGAAACAATTATACCATATCTATATGAGGTAGATAAAAAATATCATCGTTATTATATAGATCTTAAGATAACATTCAAAAATGGTCAGACTACACTCGTTGAAATAAAACCGGCCAGCCAAACTAAACCACCTAAATATGCTGGACGTAAAACAAAAAGATATGTATCTGAAAGTTTAACGTATATAAAAAATGAAAATAAATGGAAAGCAGCACAGCGGTTTGCAAAAGATCGTGGTTATGATTTTCAAATATGGACTGAACATACTCTTGAAAAGATGGGTATTATGCCAAAGTCCAGTAAGCCACTAAAACCTTATACACGTAAAAAACCTGTATAAATAGATGCATGGTACAAAAGAACTTATTTTCAGATTTAGAGATTGCAGCATTCCGCGCAGGTATAACACCTCGCACTAAAGAATCTATTGCATGGTTTAAAAGAAAAGCTGGACAATTAGGTACAGTTACCGGTGGTACAATCTTCAATCAAGAGCAAGTAGCTTTAAAAGCTTCTCTACGTAATCCATTAGGCAACATGTATATGTTTTATTATAATGCAAAACATAGAGATACATTGCCTTACTTTGATGCATTTCCACTTGTAGTTATAACATCACTTGCAGAACGTGGATTTTACGGTTTAAACTTGCATTATTTGCCACCTACTCTTAGAGCAAAGGCTTTAAATGGATTGATGGGTAGCGATGGTTTACCAGCAAAATATTATAGACCTACTATTCATAGATACCTAACATCACAAGTACGTAGTAAGTTTGCTTTAATTGATAAACCTGAATGGGAAATTGCCACATTTTTACCAGCTGCACAATGGAGAGGTGCAGGGCAAGGTAAAGTATACCAAGATTCAAGAAGGAAAATAAGAAATGGCTAGTATTAATGAATTAAAATCCCTTGCATCTCGTAGAGGTGGATTTGCACAAGCTAGTCAATATTTAGTAAAATTGCCTAGCCTAGGTTTTTTTAATTCAAGAGACTTAAATTTATTGTGTAAAGCTACTGTACTTCCAGGTAGACAAATACTTACTAGTGATAGAAAAATAGGAATTAAAGATACTAAAGTAGCATATGGATATGCATTAGATCCACTCTCTATGACATTTCAAGTATTGAATGATTATGGAGTACGAACATATTTTGAGGTTTGGCAGAATAATATAATAGATCAAGCATCGCAAACACCAAGATATAAATCTGAGTATACACACGATGTACAAATTGTACAATTAAGAAAAGGTGTAGGCATAGACACAGATCTAAAACTAGGGCCGTTTGTATTAGATATCGATATATTTAAATCAGCTAATGTAATATATGAATGTACACTGATAAATGCATTTCCTACTACTATGGTTGAAATGCCATTATCACAAGATGGTGCAATAATTGAACTAACAGTCAATTTTGAATATGATAATTGGAGAAGTTCTAGGTTTAGAAATAATCCAAACACTAGAAATATAAGAGCACTAGGAACAATAATAAATACAGTAAATAATATTATTAATTAAGAGGTTATATTATGGCACTGCCAAAACTGAATGATACACCAAAATACAGCGTAAAAATACCATCTACACAACAGACAGTCAGATTTAGACCGTTCTTAGTGAAAGAAGAAAAAGTATTACTCTTAGCTATGGAATCTGATGATACAAATGATATCATGCTAGCAGTATTAGATACAATATCAGCATGTGTTGCAGATGATATAGATGTAAATAAATTACCTACATACGATGTAGAATATTTGTTTACTCAGATAAGAGCAAAATCTGTAGGTGAAACAACGACAATCGGTATAGAATGTGAATCGTGTAAAGAACCAAATCAAATAACTATTGATATTAATTCAATTAAAGTAGAAGGATTAGATCAAGTAAAATTCAATGTAGACTTAGCTCCTAATATGCAATTAGAATTAAAACATCCATCATATAATGATATATTCAATGATCCTTCTATTAATGAAGAAGATTTGACTGAAACTTTATTTGCTATGGTCAGGCATTGTATGAAAACTTTAAAAACAGAAGACCAAATAATAAACTTAGAAGAAGAAACTGTAGATAGTATAGATGATTTTATTGGAAGCATGAATACAGAACAGTTCGAATCTATTCGTGAGTTCGTAGATAATGTACCTGCAATGAAATATGATGCAGAGTTTGATTGTAAGTGTGGCCACCATAATAAAAAAGAGCTGAGAGGTATCCAATCTTTTTTCTGATTTGTCTATCTCATACAGATCTCACATCGCATTACAGCATGATCTTTCAACTGATGCAACATCATAAGTATTCATTGAGTGAGATAGACGGAATGATACCATGGGAAAAAGAGGTTTACATTAGTATGCTACTAGACTTTATTAGAGAACAAAAAGAAGAAGCAGCGAGACAACGTAATGGTTAAAACTATAAATTCAAATATAAAAAGCTCAGGCCTAGACGCAGTTGTCGAACAGCTAAAGCTTAATAATGAGGCAACAGTAAAACAGACTAATGCGATTAATACATTATTACAAGATAATCAAAACGCTAGACTCGAAGAAAAAAGAACATTAGTTGCAGAGCGTGCAGTAGAACAACGAAAAGAAGGTTTAGCTAAAAAGTCAAGACTAGAAGCTCTAAGAGAAAGAAAACCTACAGGTATAACAGGATCATTCACTCGTGGGCTGATTGGTGGAACAGCATATGGAGCATTAGGCGCAGGTTTAGGCGGTCTAGGTATAGGCGGTGGTATTGGAGCTTTACTTCGTGGGACAGCTGGTTTAGCCGGTAAAGGATTACTCTTTGGAGGATTAGTAGCTGCAACAAATAGTTTGATCCAAGGGGTTTTAGATCGTGCATTTGATGATGTTAAACCAGAAGATATGGGATTTGACGACGAAGACAGAGCAAGAGAAAAAATTGTAGGTGGTATGAATGCTGCTATTGCTTTAAAATTTTTAGGAGCTCGTGGTCGTACAGCTTTATTAACTGGTATAGGTTTAGCTTTTTCTGATCAAATAACAGACTTTATTGCAAATAGACTTGGTACTGATAGATTAACTGCACCGGATTGGATGCAAAAAACATTTGGATTAACTGAAGATCAACTTACGATTGACTTAAAAGATGGTAAAGTCGGTGCTGCAATTGGAGCAGCTGTAAGTTTAATTGCAGGCCAAATAGCATTTATGGGCATAAACGCTGCTGGTCGTACAGTAAAAAACTTTGTATTACCTAAAAGAAATTCAACGACAGCATTAGCGAATCAACGAGGTTTTAATCCACTATTAAAGGCACCTGCAGCACAGACTAACATAAATATGCCAAAATTTACAACTAATGTAGATAAGCCTGTTGCTAAGATAAGTGATTTTGCAGATGATTTAAAAAAGATGCAGAAGTCTGGCATGACTGTTGGTGGATTGAAAATGTCTAATACAGCTGGCGCAAGACCTCAGTTAACGAGTGGTAAATTTGCTAGTGCTGAACAAGTACGAAAAGCTTTGACCCAGTCTGCAGAAGAGCTAGCTGATGCTAAAAAGAAAATGCTAGTAGCAGAAAATAGATTTAAAAATACTACTGCAACAACAAGTAGTGGAAGACTAGGTGCTTTAAAAGGTCCATTGAGTAAATCACTCAATTTCCTAAATAGAGCATCAGGTCCATTGTCAGTTGGTATTTCAGGTTTATTAGGTGTTTTTGATAAAGAAAGAATAGATGCAGGTCAAGGTGCTACATTTAGAACCGTTACAGGTATTGGTGAAGGTGCAACAGGATTGCTTGACTTCGTAGTTAACGGTACATACGGCTTGATGATGAAAGGTATTAATGTAGGATTAGAAAAAGCTGGTTCTGATCTTAGAGTTCAAGATGAATTTAATTATACCGCAGCATTTAGAACGGGTACTTTTATTGGTTTTGAAGCTGCTAAAAATGCAATCAAGCCAACTGAAAAAGAAATAGAAAATTTAACACTTGGTGGATCTGAATCAGAAGGTGGTAACTTACTTATTACTAATGATCAAATTAATAACAATAATACCTTCGGTACTAATAATTTTAGTATGAATTCAAATCCATTTCCGTTTGCGAATCCATACGCTGAAATAGTTCCTGGACGTTAACAGCGTATGGATCTTTATTATTAGTCAGCGTTTGCCAACCGTGCGAAGTAGCTCATAGTATCTTCTTCGGTATCTTCCGATACTTGTTCAGCAGTCACTGGTTCCTGTGGAATGTGTGGATTTAAAGCTGCTGCTGGTTCAACTGGTCGTTCAACCTCATCTAGAGATACGGCTGCGGCGACTGTTTGTGGTGCAGACATTCCAAGAATAGTATTCAACTTAGTCTTTAGTTCATCATATGTCTTGTAGTTCTTTGGATCTGTCCACTCAGATAGATCATGCATCTGATTATAGATTAATTCTAAAGCTGCATCATCATCTGCTATTGCAGTTTTCGA